GCTTCACGTCCAAGAAGAAAGCGGACTTCGTCCTCACTTTTGACAGAAACCTCTTGTACAAATAGCGCATGACCCTCTCACGGCGCTCGTCAGAAAACGGCGCGCCAAGGCACTTGGCTTTTGACAACTGCGCTCTCAAGGAATCCTCGAGCTCGCTAACAGTACCGCCAGGAATAACATACCTGGGCATTTCTAGGTCAAATTTCCGACACTTCTCAATTTGCTCCTCGGAGATAATCTTGCGCTTCTTCCCAGGGTTGTGAGAACCCGAGAATGTTCCGACATGGCGAGCCATGACGTCTCCAGTGGCATTGTTGGTGACCAGAGTAGTAGGGTTCGGATAGAACTCCACATCTGAAGACGACATGTACTGTCTATACGTCTCGAAAGCTGCTGATGCAAGGAGCGCGGCAGGAGTCCATCCAGCCAAATTCCATTTCGAAGGGTCTCTCTCCTCGATGAGGTCCTCGGCGCTGACTCGGCCAACTGGAATGTCCTCATTGTACTTAGGCACGGCGGTGCCGGGTGCTCCAAACCTTCCGTTCTTATCGTCTCTCAGAGGAGGCATCACAAGCTCTGGCAAATCCACGTTGGCGTCATCCAACACCAAATCTGGGATCACAGAGGACTCCTCGTCTTCTGAATCTGAATCATTTCCGGTAGGATCTTCGTCCGGCTGTGCCTGTGGTCCTAGGACCTGAGGCGGACCCGTTGGGCTCGGCAGGCCTGGAGGAGGAACGAAGTTAGACTCTTCTTCCTGACGGACTTCTTCTGCAATAGTAGGTAAAAGCTCCTGTGGTTCGTCTGCTGGCGCAGACTCTACCGGGAGCGGTTCGTCATCTCTGAATTGAGGAGGCGTAAGGCCCCAGACTGGGTCGTACAACGGATTACTCTTCATAGCATCTGGAACGAAGTCGTACTTGTTCCTTTCATCCATACATCGGACTAAGCGCTTGACTAAGAAGTCGTGAAAGCCATTAAGTTCCGCTGGAACTTGTCCCGTGCTGTAAAGCTCTGGGCCAAAGGCTTCCTCGACAAGTGCAAACGCGCTTTCCAGGGCCTTGTCTGCTGCCTCCACAAGTTGCGTCAGCCGCATCTTCTTCTCTTCTGCGGCTTGCGCCATAATAGCCTTAACGAGCGCAGGTTCAAAACTGTCTCCCGCTTTCAGCTCTCGAAGAAACTTCGTGTCTAGGTCGAGATATGCAAAGAGCCTGGCCGCGATAGTCGCTGGCGCCTCTCGAAGAGGGCTGCGGAGCTTGGAGACACGCTGAACCGGACATGGCCGAGTAGGCCTCGGTGGCAATTTTGGCTTAGGCTTGAGGGCTGTTGTATCAGTTGGATCTACGCTCTCTACTGCCCTGCGCCTTGCAATGTCAGGCACCTTGCGGCGCCGTTTCCTGCGTGACTCAAGGCCATCGCTGTAGTCAATCTGGTAACGGTCCGCCAAGCTGCCGTAAACCATATCCATTTCCTGCTCATGATCTCTGTCGAAAAGCTCGTCGAGCTCCTCTTCATCTTCTTCCTTCTCTCTCTTTTCTCTCTCTTCCAGAAGCTGGTCCATCTTGTCCTGCCAAACATCATACTCCTGGTTGTAGGTGAAGTCATAATCGTCCTCACCATCCTCAGGCACTGCATAGCGATCGTATTGATTTTCTGCCTCCTGAGTGGACTCTGAAGCAAGCTCCACGTCTGTCTTTTCAGGAAATGGCTTCTTCACGATGCTCTTGTCTAATGCTCCGATTGCCTTCAGAAAATACAACAAATCTGGAACAGAAGTGGCAAAATTGGTCTCTTCCTTACCATGCTTACCAAGAATGTGCATACCGCACACCTTGTTGGCGCCGTTGATCTTCATCCACACAGGAGCGCCTGAGCAGCCCCGATATGAAGTACACTTGTGTGGGATAACACCCTTCATCTTGTTTTCATACGACGCGTGAGAGAGAGAACCCTCAGACACCTTACTCTTCTTCTCTGTGCGATCCCAGAAGTACAAACGTACTCTGCCCTTAGCGTTGCGAGTGAAACCCGTCACCTTTAACGCTGCGATCTGCAGGGAACACCAGAAGTCTGATGGTAACAGTACAGCACACATATCCGAACCTGTGCCAGGGGCGTATTTCCTGTGGCTGTACATCTCCTTTGTGCCCTTGACGTCTTTGAGACGGACACACTTGTTTGTTCTCGGATTCGTGATGGCGACCTCTTCCCACCCTACGTTATCAAACGTGTGTTGGGCGGTAAGGAGGTAGTCTCCCACTCGAAAGCCCATAGCAATCTCTGTGAATAGAGGTCCACCAGGTGTGTCGGACATAGTGCCGATCACAACGACTTCCTTCGGCGTTTCAGCATCATAGACAGTAGAACCGTCCATAACACTCTCGAGGGCTGTGGTCTTGACATGCTTGAAAGTTGTCTTGAATCCACCGGTAAAGCCCTTCTCTTCATCCTTGAACTCTGAGTACTTTGGTACCAGGCGGTAAACCTCGTGATTGGGACACCTGAAGTAGAATTCATTCCCGTCCTGGTAATAGCCGGCCTTCTTAGGGGCCGCAAACCGCACTTTCCTGACACTGCGGAACTTCCACAAGTAATACCGCACCACACAAAAGGGGTAACAGAAGAAACCCTTCGTGGCATACAATGTGTCGGAAACAAACTTCCTCACCCAATCAGGCAAGACGTAGACGTAAACAATAATCGTCAATAAGATCCAAGGGAAGCTCTTCCACAAAATGTCACTGTTAGCGACGTGTACAAGAACATCCACGAGGAACAATAATAGCGGTCTGTTCCATACAATAATTTCAGTCTCACTGCGAACCGGCGAAGAGCAGGCTGCAGGCATGGCGCTATTGACCGAAGCAAGGTACATGCAAGTGGTCTCCATTAGCGAACTGAAATCCATCATT